CTATGAACCGAATGAATTGATCGTATACTCTTACTTTTTGTACTTAATGTTTCGTTCTTTAAGTTGATTAATTAAAGAAGTTGGCGTGTTTTTATCTATTAAAACTCCACCATCAACTTTCTCTAAAGAACCAATATCTGATATCCCACTATTTCTAATTCTAAGTCTACCTTTTATGTGTTTTACATTACCTAAAGATTTGAGTAACTTGTTTTTTACAATTAAATCTCCTCCGACATATTCTAACTCACCTAAATCATGCACTACCCCTCTAATGTCTAACTTACCACCAACTATCTTTAAATTTCCCAAACTTTCCACGCAAGCTGTTTCATAGATTACTAAATTGCCCAATACATTTTTTAAAGTGTCCCAAATAATAATTGTAGAATCGTGTCCCACAATAAAATCCCCGTTGTGAATTTCTAAACCTCCGAAATTAGTTAAAACTAAATCGTAAATACCAAAATTACCTGATGTAGATTGCATATTGGAAAGGTTAGTAATGTTTGTGTGGAAACATTGACCTGAGTCCCAAATAATTTTATTTATACTAGTCCAATCACCAAAATTAAAATCATTTGTTACTGTTTGTTTAACTCCGTCATAAAAAATATAATCGGGATGTCCGTTATCAGTCGCACCATAAAGATTTAAAATTGATTCATATCCAAGAATTTTTGATACGTTTTTTAAAGACCCAAAAAAATCAACTACTTCAGAGACTGTGAGGTCTTTAATAAAATTCTTAATTGATATCTTTTTTTCAATGTCCATAAAACAAATATACAAAAAATCCCCCACTTCACAATGGAGGATCTAAGTTTTTTTACTTACCTTGATTAACTAAATTGTAGTAATCATACAGATGTCGAATATCCCCATCCCCAACTAAATACTCCTGTAATTTACAGAAAGATTCTTTAACCTCCGACGGAGTTTCGTCTGTAGGTTGATCGTTGTTCTCATAGTGTTCGAGAACCTCATCTAAAAGTGATTTTGTATTTTCCATAATACAAATATATAAAAGATTCCCATTCTACAAAAGAGTATAGGATAAAATTATGAATGAAGTCCGTAGTGAGTTTACGAACGGGAGGATGTAATGAATAGTTTAATCGTATACTCTTATTGTGTCATACATATATTATTATTATCTTTGTACTATGGAAAAACCGTTTACTATATATCTTGACATTGATGGTGTACTTGTTAGTTACCTTAAACTAAAGGACCGTGATCCTGATGGTAAACATTCTTTCATCCCTAAATCTGTTGAAGTCCTTAATAGTATCATCACAATGTTTGATGCTCATATATGTATTGTATCTACTTGGGGTCGCTCTTATTGGAACGGATCTAATGATGGTGAGGAGTTTAAGGATTTCTTGATTAGTAGAGGTATCATTGTGAATGGTCTTACCTTTGGTGATCCCGATGATCGTGCTGGGTTTGTTATTAAACGTAAATCTGAGGGTTACACGAAGTTTCTTATTATTGATGACGAATCTCTTGAATATTATGAGAACGTGTCTGAGATCGGATATAATCGTATCTTATTTGTTAACTCTTGGAGATGCTTGGATGACTATGATTTGGTTGGGGTTGCTAGAAACTATGAGAGATTGATCTCCGATGAGTATTAATTAATCATCCCTATATAATCATCCTTTGAGAAATGATTTACCCAATCATTAACTATAATACCGTACTTATTTTTAAACCATTTGTCTAAAAAATCTCTTGTCTTCATATTTGTATCCGTTTCTAAAAAAACCTTTAATGGTCTAAAAATTAAATCATAATTAACGTAAATCGTATTTTCATTCCATATAGTTCTTATAACAAATACGTTTTCCCCATTCTCATTTTTATATAACCTCATTAGTGGTTCTTGTTCGCTTACAACTCCTTTTAGATCTAAAAACAACTTCATAAAACCTAACGCGTTATGTATGTCAGTAACTTTTTTAAGATTATCATCACCACCTACATATGGCGAAACATTAAACCAACCATCATTCTTGATGTTGTGAATTAATTTGGTCTTTAACGTCTCTTCCTTTAGTACTCTTCTTATGTGTTCCTGTAGGTTCATATTATATAATTATCAACTTCTTCACCTTTCATTTTTATTGAATCAATAACTTGTTGGTATTTTTCTTCACTCCATTCATTTTGTCTATCTTGGACATATGGTATGCAATCACTAAAAGGTCTTTCTATTGCCTTTAATCTCCACGGATTTAATTTTATTTCATCATCTGTTAAGTTGGCTAATGTTATTACACTACAATCCCCTTCCCAATTTGGTTTTGCAATTCCTCCTTGTCCATCACCTGGTTCTGTAACGAATATAATTTCATCATCCACAAGTTTTTGTATGTCAAAAGTTAAACGAGAATTATCCATTCCCATCATTTCTCTAATTCTTTGTATGTTTTCTTGTAGGTTCATATTAATAAATATACCCGTAAACAAAAAATCCCCCCATTGTTATATGAGGGAATCTTTTAATATTTTATGAATGATGTTATTACCGTAAGAATATGGTGCCTTATATCTGTACCAACTTCTTAGGTTGGCTTCGGCACTGTCTGCTGGATGGTTACGATAAGATTCAGAATACTTGGACCAAAAACGGTCAAACTCCCATAGTTTAACATCTTTATATAGTGTTTCAGGTTTTCTAAACCATCTCTTTTTGGTGTACTTTAATGTTTCTATATATTGTAACAATAGTTGTTCAGCTTCACATTTTTGTAAGTATGCCCACTCTAATGAATTATTATGGTTAGGATCCTTTCTTTGTTCCTGTAATCTTTCATACTCCGAATTAATATATTCCTTGAGTTTGTCTTTAAATTCTAATCCATTCATATGTTTTTATTATTTGTAGTCAGGACAGGATTCGAACCTGTAATGTATTCGATACATTTTATGTTTCACCAAATCTACACCTGAGTGAGATACGTCTACCAATTCCGCCACCTGACTATGTTAATGTTAATTGACAGGATATAAAATCAAAGTTCTTGGTTTTGACTTTATTTCTTGCCATTGTTTATCTGACATATCAGCTTCATCTGAAGTCCATCCCATTGAATAAACATCTCCTGACCACGTATTATAAGGAATATAAACAGCATCTGAGTCAACACCTTTAAGTGGACTATACCCGTTACCTTCACTATCTTTTTGTAAAACCACTTCCATTTCATCAGGAAGATTTGAGATTGATTCTTTTAATTGTTTAATATTCATAACATTTATTTTTAATTGTAGTCAGGACAGGAATCGAACCTGTAGCTAAGAGACAAGCAGTTAGCCCCTTTCAGGGTTAGGGATTATGTCTATTCCCACATTTAACACACCACTGCGTACACCACTTCCGCCACCTGACTATTTGCTGTCTTTCCAGCTGTCAACCACTTCCATAGCCGTAAACGGACGTATGTATTTTCAGGATTTCGTAGTCAGGACAGGATTCGAACCTGTATGAGCTGCCACTTCCGTTCCTAGGTTTCTTGTAGTCTCAAATATCAGCGTCTACCATTCCGCCACCTGACTATGATTAATTATCTAAATTATCTTTGATGACTTCAACGGTATCTCTAAAGTCTTCACTTACCATTACACCCCAACTCATCCCGATTGGGTGTGTGTCAATTCCAATATCTCTTAGATTATTTGCAACCCAAGCCATTCTCTCACCTCTAGGTCTTTTACAAAAAACAGGGTCATTAGTTGTCGCTAAAACCATCTCAAACATTAGATTGATCAATTTTTGTTTTTCCTCTTGTTCCATATCTTTAATTTTTTGTAGTCAGGACTGAGTCTACCAATTCCACCACCTGACTATTTGTTAGTTAACAATAAATTCCAATACACCAACCGAGTATCACACCACATATTAACATATGAATCATTGCATTTCTATGTTTTATCCACAGTCTATCCCATTCTTTTTCTTCATCAAAGTCCATATCTATTTGTTTTAATTTTTTGTAGTCAGGACAGGATTCGAACCTGTAAATCGTTAGTAATCATTCTGCACATTATACTATTAAATCCATATCCCCTACACCTATTGCAGTAGCAAGGCTGTCTTTTGGATTTACTTGGTTAGCGTCTACCATTCCGCCACCTGACTAATATTTTTCAAATATAATACATTATTTTTTTATTTCCAAAACCAATTATAGGTTATGCAATCGGAATCATCAATCTAATGTTACCCAGTAAGCCACTATTATCGACACCACAAATAAAGCAACACCTAACGAACTAGTTAATGATCCACCTAACACTCCCATTGCCAACCCCGAAAACATCACCACCAATATTGTTAATGCTATTAGATCTTCTTTTAATTCCTTTTTCATTTTTAAATTTTTACTTTACACTTCATTAAAAATACATATGGGAACATATATGACATCTCACCATTTAATATATCAATTACTCTTTTCCTATTTATCATTTTTTGATACAGGTATTTTTCATCCATCGTTTTAACGTATATTGTTAATACCACAATCCCCATTGGTTCCATTAAACTCGTAGCCATCTTTACCTCATCGTAAGGTAATGAGTTTATTAACTCAAAGTATCTCAACATTATGTTCTCTAACTTATTCATAATGGATCATATGTTACGAATGTAGATATGTCGTTTATATTACAAGGATCTACTCTCATATTAATGTAGTCACCGATGTTTAGTGGTTGAATGTCGTCCATATCAACATACCCTGTTATTCTAATGTCATCGGGATAGGTTAATTTTACATTTATCTCCTGACCAACCACTTTGTGATCTACAACAAATAAATTTTTAGGTAAATAACCACTTAACATTCTTCTAACTATATCTCTACGTGACATAGCTAACATATCCACAAGAAGATATGCAGGGAAAGTTTTATCTGAAATATCTATTATGATCGTAACAACATACGCCCCATCTTTGAAGTTTATCTCATAGTTATCCACATTTCCCTCCACTAATGAGTCAATATATTTCGTCAGATCTTTCATTACCGCTAATATATAAAAAATCCCCCATCTTTACAAGTGGAGGATTAAATTATTTATTTTATGTAATGTTATTTTACTTATAGAATATCTTTGTCTTGATTGATTCTAAACCTGTACCTTTCGCCTGTGTCCATTCAGGGTATTTAGTTTGGAACTCACCTGCAGTTCCGATGAAATAATAATCCTCACCATTTTTACAATACTTGAAAGATCTACCTGTCTGTAATTGACTTGTTTTATCTGTGTCACATATATGGTTTGATTTGGTTTCGGTGTTCGTTGGCGCAACCTTTGTTTTACATAATGGAGCTAAAGCTTTTGTTAGACCGCCGTATTGTTGGAAATACTTATCTTTAGATGCGTTTACCGTAAATTTACCCTCGGCGCAGTTGTAAGTAACTTTACCCGCGTACTCAAATTTTAACGCATCTTTTGGTCCATAACCTAGTTTAACCCCAGTTCTACTATCAACAAATTGATACTTAGTGTTAGCGACTAACACATCACCGTTTTTAACAAACTTAGTTCCTTTAAAAATCTTTAACTCAGGTTTAGCCTCACTAGTTGCATTTTCAAAAGTTGCGTCATTTTTGACCGTATAACCCATTTCTTCTTGTTCTGAGATCAATGGTTTGGCATCGCCCATTGTTGATTCTAATAATTGTTTAAATCTATTTAATTCCATAGTTGTCTACTTTAATTAATAAATATATGGAATAACGAAAACATCTATTATTTTGTGATTTTTATTGTGAATTATATGAATAATATTCTAGTTGCGTGACTATGATACTTTTCGTTTATTAAATCCAATAGAGGTGATTCCCAATTTTTAACCGATCCGAAGTAATCCTCAATTTCGCTAGCCAATTCTTCATATAAAATTATTGTATTGAAGTTTGGGTTTCTAAGGTCGGGTGTGTCATAACATACTTCAGGTAAGTCATCAATAAATTCTTCAGGGTAATCCCCATACACATCCCATTTATCTCCATCAACCAACTTGAAGGTGTAATCGTTATACTCACTTGTTTGTTTTACAAATCCTATTGCATATGGGTCACAACATACTCCCATACCACAATCATATTCTGCCCAATCATAATATAAGTCGTCTAATCCATCAACCGCCATATCAATTAGATTTCTTAACGCAGGTTTAATGTTTGTCTCTTCCCTTAATACTTTCTTTATTTGTTCCTTAAGATTCATATCTAATAAATATACTAAAATAAAAATCCCCCACCATTGTGAAGGATTTTTATGTAGTCAGGACAGGATTCGAACCTGTATTTATACCACCATATAACTTACTTTTCGGGCGAGCCTGCAGAACTCTCATTATATGTACGTTACCAATTCCGCCACCTGACTAATTATTGTTTTCATTAAATTATAATTCTCTTAGTGATTCCTTCGTTTCCTTAACTTTAAATTGAGTTACCTGATTGGTACCACTATTACCTCGTTTACCAGTTAAGAACTTAAGTAAACCACTATTGTAGAACTTATTTGGAGTGTCAAAGGTTTCTCCGTTGAAGTGTAATATTCCTTTTGAATCTAATAGTACGTCGTAGTCGATTCCTTTGTATGTTCGGATCAACATCGTATCTTTACCAAATGAGTCGGCGATCTTCACTAATCTTTCATCACCACTTAATGAGATTTGTTCTTCTTTGAGTTGTTTCATATCCATAGTGGTAGCCCCATAGATATTCATAAAGTTGATGAACTCACCTGTTAATGTGTCCTCATCATCTTTAAACCACTCCCCAACCAATCTTCGACTATCGAGGATGGCGTGTAATAGTTTTTCCACCTTATCCATATCGTCTACCATATACGCAGAGATAATCTTATATCCTATTGGAGATTTTGTTCTGTTAAGTTGATACTCTCTTTGAGTTAAAGAGATTGTTTTCCCGATCTTCTTGTCGGTTGTGTCGAGTTCTCTTCCGAGAACATCATAGTATTCACCCAAATAGATATATCCTTCCATATGGCAAATATAGTAGAAATTATTTATAATTCACCATATCCTCTTACAATATTAACTTTCTTTTTAAATAACTTTTCAAATACTTTACCCATCATTTCACTATCAATATGTAATAATATATTATCACCAATTAATCATACCTTTAACTACCATATAAATTTCTTTATCAGTGAAGTTTGATAGTCTTTCTATAAATCCATTTATTTGCATACCATACTTACCATACTCATTTACTTCTACCGTAACCTTATCTCCCGACAAATAAAATGAATCGGCACTTTTATCTTTATCTAATTCTATTGAAAATTCTATCGTTACATCTCCTTTTGTCTGATGATATCCTTCCTCATTTATAAAGTCCCTAATGTATCTCTCTAATACTTCTCTTGGTAGTTCACCTGTCTTTGATATGATTTGTTGAAGAGATAGTCCTGTGTCTTGCATTACCTGAAATAAACCATTCTCTTCTATTGGTCTAAGTAATCCATACTTTTTGTTTTCCGATTCATTTAAATCGTTAATATCAGGATTAATTTCATTGAAGTAATCAAATATCATTCCTCCGTATTCCATCTTCATAAAATCATCAATCTCCTCATATGTGTCCTCATACTTTGGGTCGTATTCATTATATGGATAAAAATGTGGAATAACCCAACTTATTATGTCGGAAGCATAATCATACTCATCCGAATAATCGTTCGGGTCTGTTTCACTCATTTCCTTTTTAATCAATCGTATGATGTTCTCCTCGTTAAATTCAGATGTTCTTCTTCTAATGTCTTTTCGATTAAAAAGTTCATTGATGTTTTGGGTAAACAAACTATCATACCTATCTTTGATCTTATCGTAATAATATTTTGACAGGAAGTCATAAATTTCATCATAAGGTACTTTGTTTGATCTATTATCGGATAAATCCATATAGTAAGCATCTATAAGGTGAGTTATAACTCCGTCGTTGAAATCATTAAAATTAAATTCAACATTATTAAGAATCCTTTCTAAAGAAAGACTGGTAACGATATTTAAATACTCATAGAATTCTTTGTCCATCAGGACCATATCAATTCTTCTACGAAAGAATTTTGATTCATTAATTGATTTTTTCTTATCATACCACCACTGATGATCGTTATAATTATTTATGGTTGAGTTACCAGTTGTTACGTAATCAAATTGGTCTCCAAAATAATTTGGTATTTCTTTCTTTATTTTATTGAAGACTGAAAATAGTTTATTAGAATCATTTTGATTAAAACTATTCTCGAATAGTCCTGTAATATGACATTCTTTACCACCATCAACAATATCAACAGCGACTCCTTTAAAATTTTCAGGTAGATCATAATCTTCCAACAACGATTCAATAAAAGTTGTAACGGCCTTTTCCAATGGAGCTCTTTTTTTAATTTTTTGTGTTTCTTCTTTTAAAACTTTTTTAATATGTTCTTTAAGGTAAATGTTTTCTTTCCCACAATCTTTTGTGGTGTTGCTATAGATGTCGACAGCAGTTTCAGTATAATCATATATGGTATGCCAAACCTCATCCATTACGTCATCATACATTTTCTGAATCCCTTGAGTAACGGGCCAAAGTTTTGTTCCTCGACCACCAATAAATGTTATAGTAACACTTGGTGATTTAAATGGAGTTCCTCCCAAGGTATCAAATCTTTCATTTGGATCTTTAACCTCAATATCACATATTACGTGTTTGTATTCAGGTAAAATAAAATCCTGTATTATTTTATTAAGTAATTTTTTCATTTGACATAAAAATAACTATCCACATTTATATCTTTATATTTGTCGTCACCACGTTCCATTTTTAAACTATCAGGTAAATCATTATATATGTCAGAAAAATTATTCACTAACTCTTTATTAATAAAAAATGGGTCATCAAATACTTTATCATAATCCAAAGCAGAGAAAGGGTAAGGTTTTCCGTGTCCTGAGTCATAAATAAATTCGGGAGATCTTAAATATACTTTATTTGTCTCAAGTCCATAATATTCTTTAACTTTTGGGAAATCTACAAGTAAGTTCACATAAATAGTATATGTATAATCATTTAATTCGTTAGCCAATTTCCATCCAACAATGAATGGATATTTTTTGGATAGTAATTTAACCGCAAGATTAATACCTTTAGTAATGTTTTTACTATTGTTAACCTCCTCTTTTAATATATGTCTAATTAATTCTTTCATTACATTACTTTATTCAAAAACATTTTAATTGTTCTAACTATTTTTTGTCTATACGGATCGTTTTCGTTAAAGTTTTCAAACGGTCTCTCGATTATATTATTTTCGATTAACATATAAAGTATCTCATTTATCTGTTTTCTTTTTGTGTCGAAACTTGTGATAACGTAGGTTTGTCCGTTAACGTCGAATTTAACTAACCTCATCGGTAAATTATCTTCACCCCAACCCAAATCTTTATCCTCAACTTCATATCTTCTCATAAGAAAATTGATTACGTTTTTCTGTGTGTCCTCAACACTTTCGTAAAGAGATGTTTTTTTATATAACTTACTTCTTAATTGTAACATTTCATCAAATGGATCTGTAAATGGTACTATAGGGAAATCAATTTGATCAGCATTTTCACCATTTATTTCCTTAATAGTAATATAATTAGGTGTGTTGAACCTAATTTTTTCGTAATTTTTATCTAAAGAAACATTATATGGACTATCTTGTCCTTCAATAATAAAACGTTTAACCAAGTTATCTTCCTCCTCAGTTAATTCACTATTGTCATAAGTAACATTAACTATTGGCCAAAAATTAGTATTCCACTTGTTTGCCTTCATTCCAATGATATCAAAGTTGAACGGGAAATCGATTCCATCATAACCAAAGGTGACTTTACCTTTAAGAGATTCAATTCTATCAATTATTGCCTTGTTATCTTTGAATACTCTTTTAAGGTTATTTAGTCCACCGACAAGTTCAGCGGCACTAAAAATACCTTCATTTTGAATTACTTTTAATAACTTAAGTTTATTCGATTGTTCTTTTAAGATATGTCTAATTAGTTCTCTCACAGGTACTCTTGTAAATCGTATTTATCTATTATTTGGTTGTATATTTGTGTTCTTGCCCTTTTACCTAATGTATTTCTTTTAGTAATAAATGAATAACCAAATCCATAATCACCTGATTGACCAACAACTCTCCATATTTTTTGACCTGAGTAAAGATCCCTTGGTATCAATTGAGCATTAAACTTATAAGTATGACCATTAGTTGTCCAACTAAACTCACCTAAATCTTTCATATCTTGACCTGAAAACCTAATTGATGGTAAATTTAACTTTTGAACAATTAGATCATCAATATATAAATTGGGATCTATAGTTAATCTTATCGGTCGGAATCCCGTTTCTTCGTAGTATTTCATTATATCACCATTATATAAGATCTTAATTAAATTATCGGCACCACCAATATATTCTATAGCACCTGCAAGACCTTCATCATCAATCAATTGTTTAACTTGATCCTTGACTATACTTTCATTTAATATTTTTCTTATTAGTTCTCTCATTGTCCTCTTAATCTTTCCATTTCATCACCGCGAAGTTTTTCTAAATAAGTTTTTTCAATCCAACCTGGTTCTTCATTTTCATATTTTAATATATCATCTTTTTTAAAAAGTGTGGTTTTAAGAATATATTGTATCATATCCTCATCACTCACATCTTCAGGTTTTGTTACTGGTGGTACGCAAGTTTCAGCGTCTCTACCAGTAACATCAAATTCATCAATATAGATATCATTTCTACCCATAAACTTTTGAATTTCACCTAAATAAGTATCGTCAAACCATTCTTCAAAAAGGTATTTTAAATAACTTGCCCTTACAGGAATATCTAACGATAACTCTTCAAATACATTTTTTGGAACTGTTAGGTAACCTCGCTCAAGATCTCTTTCTTCGGTTTTTCTTTTATCATCATAAACACTATAATCAACATTAAAATATAAAGTAATATGTAATATTTCTTTTCCGTGATTACAAAATTCAAAACTATGTGTTGATTCCCACGATTTGTTGTGGTACATTTGAGCACCATTAAAATAATCATTTAACCATCTATAAACAAGTTGTTCTACCTTTGGTGTAGGTTTAGAATATTTTCGATTAACTTCTTCTTTTAATATATGTCTGATGAGTTGTTTCATTATAAATAAATATCCTTAAAGATAGTTATGTGTTGAATATTTTGTATCTTTATAATATGAAAAAGATATTCGCATACGTTTTGGTTAACATCTTCACTTGGAATCCTGATAAGTCGTTAGAGATTGTTAGAGAGTTTCTTGGATCTGATAATTTAAGTAAGGCGAATACAAGAAAAACTCCCTCATTGGTAACCCCACCTTTGAGATCAAAAAGTAAGAGAGAAGAAATTATTGATAGTTTGAACTACTTAAGATCTAAGACAAATAAAACTAAACAAGACAAAGAATCCATCTACTCTTTGGAGATGGTTCTAAAGAATCTTGCGTAGTTTATTATCTGTTGATTTTATAAGGTTTTGATTTGATTTTTGATTTGGTAATTCTAACCGATTCGTTAACATCAATCTCATACTCAGGTTCATATCTTTCGTCACCAGCTTTTGCAATCTTTTCTTTAAGAACTCTTGCAAACTCACGTTGGATCATCTTCGTAAACTTAACATATGCCGAATCTTCAGCATTTGCATCGTAACTATATTTTCCTTTTGGTGGTCTTTTTCCACGACCAAAGTAATTCAATGCCGATATGTTTGTAATACATTTGTGTCCACCACTATTAGCATTTATTAAATCCCAAGCGCTAACTTGTATAGAATCCATTAAGTCCATTTCTTTTTCGGATAATTCCTTGAATGGTGTATCCATTGCTTTTTTGATAACCTCTAAAGATTTTTCACTTGTTTTTGATCCATCGAATTTATCACCATAAAGTGCCATAAAATCTTTGAATGTAAATCCAACTGACTCTCCTCCGAAATCTTTTCCTGATTCAGATACCCACTTTATTGTTGATAATGGAATCATTTTTTCTCTTAATTGAGATTCCCATTTACCTAAGACCTCATCTTTAACCTCACCTAAGTTAACACCTTTAAGTGCTCTTTCTTTCTTAAATGGATTACAAGATGCCTGAACCATTCCCATTGGCCAAGCAATTACCAAGAAGTCAGCTTCAGGATTATTTCTAAATGGAGTAAATCGATCATATGATCCAGGTCTCATCATATTACCACCACCATATTGAACGATTACTTTATCTTGAAGATCGACGTTTGGATTCATTTTCTGAGACCTAACATAATCTTCTTTGTTTTTTTCTAAGTTCTCAATACTAGCATACCCTTTTGTTTTCATCTGATCTTTAATGTTTAATAACATACTCATTAAAGATGGTTTAGCATTCATAACAATATCTCTTAAGAAATTAGGTTTGTTTTTAAATGCTAAAAGAAGTTTGTTTGTAATCAAACCTAATAGTTTTTTGTTTTGACCTACTGATTTTTCTCTATCGAACTTATACAAATAATTCATTACCTGTTCTGGTGTGATATCATTCTTTGCGTAGTCAGCCGAATCCACCATTGAAATTAACTCAATATCATCTTTGGTGAAGATATCCTTTGGTGAAATTGTTTGAGAGATCGTCTCAACGTTTGATCTTGATGGTTTAAAGTTTGTTGAGGTTCCTTTTTCAACACCCGCTTGAGTATCGTGGTGATCTGTATGAATAACAAACATTGGTTTTCCGTGAGCAAAATCAACAAGTACTGGCATTATATCACCTGAAGCATCTTGTTTCTTAATCGCAAACTCTTTGTCCCCATATTGGATTATCTCAGCATCAACAACTTTGATCCCGTGTTGTTCCAAATAGTTTTTCATCGCTAAAGCCGTAGTTACTCCATCCAAATCTTGGTGAAAGTAAATTTTAGCCATTGGGTATCTCTTTGCTAATTCACGTATGTTTCTTATACCACTTTCAGTTAAAATACCTTTAACCTCTTCCTGTAATACTTTTTTAATTAAACTTTTCATCACATATAAATACTTTAATAAAAGAAAAATCCCCACAATTATGTAGGGATTTTATAGTTTTGTGTTGTACGAAAATTATATTATTCCGCAGTTTCAGATTGAGGTTCTAAATTTTCTACCATTTCTAACATCTGAACATCTAAGTTTAACTTCACCTCATCACTTAATAATACTCCTCCTGTGTCAAGAGTCGCGTTCCAAGTAAGATCATAATCTGAACGATTAATTACTCCGCTAATTTCAAATCCGTGTTTTGTGTTACCCCAAGGATCCGTATTTTTACCATTGTATTCGATGTCCAACTCAATTTCTTTTGTTGTATCTTTGATTGTCATTTCACCTTTCATCTTTCCATTGTCAAGATTAACGTAAGTTGATTCAAAATACATTTTAGGGAACCTCTCCGTGTTGAAGAAATCTTCATTGTTAAGGTGTTTATCTCTATCTGTGTTACCAGTAGAAATTGATTTAACTTCAGCCTCAAATCTAACCTCAGCATCTGACATATCATCCATAGTGTATTTCATTCCACCTGAATAATCAGTTAATGTTCCTTTAACATTTGATACCATCAAGTGTTTAATTTTAAATCCCAAGTCAGAGTGAGATGGGTCAATTACTAATTGTTTCATTTTTATATTTATTTTGGTTTATTTTCTTACCAAAACATAATCCTTTTATCGGGACTTGTAAATTAAAAATGTCTTGATTTATGTTAAGATTTTAAGTTAAACCTAGTTGCGTAATATGTAGCGGTATCACTATAGTAGTCCTGTAAAAGTGGATATTCATTAATCACATCGTCTATGTTAGAGTACAAACGCTCTGACTCCCAATACGTTTCTTTCTCTTCTAAAAAATCGTAATATTTTTCCACAGCTTCACCAACATTTTCCTCTTTACCGTTAACGGATGCTCTTAATGGTTTAAATATATTTTTTATTGAGTAATTATCAAATTCCCAATCAGTGTTAAATCCTTCAGAAACCCCATAAATCTTAACCTCACTATATTTGTCGGGATAATGAAAAGTTATAACGGAAATATTATTTAATACATTTTGTATTTTTTCGGTTACCTCTTCACTCAAATATAACCCATTATCAATGTCTTCGTTATGAATCATAGGTTTTAATTTTTGATTTATATAATCCCCAAATTCATCCAACACACCTTCAAGTTTATAAAATAATATTGGTCTAAAATATGGCACATCGTTTGGATTTTGAGCCCTAAAATAAACATATTCATTTTTTTCGGACACTTTTACTGGTGTGAGTATCATCCCATCAACATCAATGGTGCCACCTTCAAACTTTTTTAATAAACTTAATATTTTTTTATCGTTCATCATACAAACATATTATATTCATTATTCCTTCTCACCTCAAGGCCAGGGAATTTATCAAACATATGTGAACTTGTCTGAAGGATCAATTCTTTGGCTCCTTCTAAATCACCTCTTTTAACCGCTTGTATGAAATCACTTTTCCTAATTCCACTACCCATATTGTATGCCATTGACACCATCGCATCATACATACCTTGCGTTATTTTTGTTTTAATACCTTTTTTCTCCCAATCATCTAAAATTTTATTTATGATACCTTCAGCTTCAATGATATCATTTTTAAGTAATGTTTCAGCATTTTTTTTGGTTATTGCAGTTTGACCTGGTACGATATCATTGTAGTTAGGTAAGAATTCATAACCCTCATCTTCACCTGGAAATATTGCGTGACCATATCCTATTGTATATGCTCCGTCACCAATGTCGTATGCTGTTAAAATCGGTTCGCCTTTATGTCTAACAGACCCTTCCTCTCTTTTTAAATGGTTAAAGATCCCTTCAGAAGATTTTCGAATCCTTGGGATCTCCATAGATTTAAAAATCTTCTTCTCTGTTTTAACAACATTCTGTAATGGTGTTTCTAAGTAATTGTTGATTTGGTTTAACGATAATAACCCTAAGAAAGAATATAGAACATATTTTAATATTCTTTTTTTTAAATCACTTGGTAGGTTTTTAATCTTTTCTTTTAAGTTGGATAGATATTCTTTTGCGTCTTCTTTGGTCTTAACCCATAGTTTTGAAAGGTCTAACTCATTTTTAACTTCAGTGAAATCCCACTCCATATCGGGTTGTCTTTCTTCATCTTCAGTAAGGATGGAAAGTTTAAATACCATCTCCTCAAGTACTTGATTATAATTTAATCGAGATTGTATGATCTTATATTGTTGCTCAGTTATTGATAATTTCATATTAATAAATATAATCAATTACTGTTCAAAAGTAATTTTTGAAATTTGTATATCCTTAATGTTAAAATAAACTAGTTCATTTAAAAGATCCGTTATATTTTGGTAGTTTCTAATTCGTTTATTTGCGTGGATGTTATTTCTTCTATTAAAGTAAGTGTAGTAGTATTCATTAAGTTTAACAGTAACGTCCACCTCGTAAACACATTTATCAGAGTAATATAAGTTTTGATATTTTCGAATATTAACTACCTTGATGGTACAATCATTAGGTCTTTGGAATCTTCCTTGGAATTCAATTCCTTTTTTCTTAATTAATTTTTTAACAAACTTAATATCCGTACATTTAATTGCTCTCCCTATTTTTAAGCTGTGTTCCATAGAACAAATATAGTTAATTTTTTAAAATCAACTATCTTCTTCCATAATTTTTTTTGAGGTTTTCTAATTTGGCCTTTTTCAGGGCATTATTTAAAGTATTCGTTGTTTGGGTATTACTATTCTGATTCACCCTATTATAATCAATCACCTTAACTTCTTTTGGTTTAACTTCTTTTGGTAGGTTTTGGAAGATTGTTTCTAATAATCGGTGCTTCTTATCTTTTAGATCTTTTATCAGATCAACTTCATTTTGTTCTATCACAGAAATTGATTCTGACCACTCAATCGTAGTATTATCCAACATTTGGTAGTCAGCCTTCTCTAATATCGTCAATGGACCGAAATTAGTTTTATTTTTTGACATTCTAAAATATTTACCTCGTATTTGGGAGGCATACCCCGTTTCATTACTTAATGTTAAACTTTTTGGGTGTAGTCGTCTATGAAATAATATATTACTTGTTAAATTAATTTTTCTTTTCATCCTATATAATCTACCCATAAAATCCGAATCAGCAGCACATCTCCAACCCTCAAATCCATTCATTGCAAGAAATAAGTTCTTTCTTATTGCGAATACTCCTTCCCCGTAAAGCCCCTTTTCGTCTTTATAATCCCTACCAAAATTATTATCTCTAAAGTTTATAAATTTGGGTTTGACACATTCATATTTTAAGGTCAAACTATTTAATTCAGATAAACAACTTTCCGTCATAACATCATCGGAATCAAAGAAAAATAAATTATCATATTTTGATATTTCAGACAAAGTATTTTTTATCTTATATGGTCCAACATTTTCCAAAAAGAAAAAAAAGAAGAAATTAGGTGGGAAGGTTTTATCTTTAATATATTCTTTTGTTTTTTCGCAATTATCAATACCTACTAAAACCTCAAAGGGGAAGTTAGCTTGATTTTTTTTAATTGAGTCGAATAGTTCATCCAAAAAATCCACATTATCATATGTAGGTATAATTACACTTAAACTCATCTACCTCTTTTTTTACCCATTATTTTACTTAACATATGGACATTACCTGAAGGTCTTGTTTGTTGGGTTTGGACGGGTTTAATCGATTTGGGCGTGGAGTGGTGTTGGTTCCCAAATATTTTGTTTACCATTTCATAATTTAAAGTTTTTTGGCTCTTTTCTATAGTTTTTTCTATTTTAGTATGAATAGGTGGTGTTTCTATTACCACGTTTACCTCCTTACTTGGGTTAAACAAATCATTTACTATTTTTGTTTGTATTGTATCTGAGTTAGAATGAGTATCAAATATCGTTGTTGTTTGTGGTTGGTATGTCAAGAAATCTTTCTCGTGAGCAATTGATAATACTTCAATATTATTTTCAATACAATACTTACCAACCCATACGTCTGCCATATTTGGATGTTCAAAATATGTGATTGGTATTTTCATTAAACTTGTATGAAAACACATAACACCAGTGCCTCCAAAATGTATAAACGCGTCTCTTTTTTGATGTCTAAGACAATGATAAAATTCAATGTAAGAACTATAAAATGATTTTATTGGTTCTTTAGAAAACTTTCTTCCGTGTAGGGTTATAACCCTCTTATTTGAAAACTCTTTACACCTTGTGATCATATGGTCAACGTAGTTTGGTGGGTAAATTAAGTCGTCATCTATTGTAAGGTAATAACCGTCCGAATCAATTAATTTTGCAAACTTTAGTGCGTCCCCATACCTATTATCGGAAAAATATAAGTTTATTTTTTCATCTAAAAATTGAGGGGGAATTTCCCCTTCGTGATCATTTAAAAATATATTAATCTCATCACACTGATCATAAATTGAATCGATTGTTTTAACCAAACTATCTATTCTTTTGTAAGACGCAACACTAACTATTCTTTTTTCACTCATATTGTGATTAAATTATTCTTTTTTCTTTCGTTTTTATTCATTTTGGATTCGTGAACTCCGTGATACACTAATGATTTTTTTACGTGATACAAAAATTTACCACTACTATTAAGTCTTTGGGTGATTTGATGACCAACACCAGAACTTATTAGCGGATCATTAATCCATCTTTTTTCGCTAATCGCATTAACCCTATAATCAAGTAATTCAAAGAAATTCTTCTCACATATGAAACATAGGTCATTCCATTGTGTCCGCAAAACCTCACCTAAATCTTTTGGGTTTTTATAACCCCAATGTGATTTATTAACCCTATCGTCAGTTAATATACTTAAACATATTTTTTTAGTCGAGTCTATCGATTCGTATAATCTTTTGGTTTCATCAAAAAAGTTATCTACTAAAGAAATATCGTCAGGTAAATAAATAAAATACTTTGAATTTACGTTTTTAACAAAACTAAAGGTTGCGTTGTATGTAACGTAATATTTCTTCTTACCCATATTTGGAAACATACCTATTTTAATAACATCTCTTCCTGACAAATCTATTTTTTCAGTCGACCCATCATCAAAGACCGCAACTAATATTTTATAATCTTTTTTATTACGATCAATATCGTCCAATAACTTATAAAGCATCTCCGATCTATTGTAGG